TTTGGTACGCTGATGTGTGGTGCCATGACCAAGGCTGGACAGCACTTTAACTTCAACGTACCAATCACCGGGGAGTACAAAGTTGGAAAAGACTGGTCGGAAACCCACTAGCTATTGGAACAATTTTAAGGCACGACAGCGTTACAAACAAGTCAAGCAAAGGTTGATTGATCTTAATGGTGGTAAGTGTATGGACTGTGGCAATGAGTATCCCAGCCAAGTCTATGACTTCCACCACCGAGACCCCAGTCAAAAGGAGTTCGCCTTGTACCTCACCAAACTAAGTAAACCTTGGGACGTGGTCAAGGCAGAGGCTGACAAGTGTGACATGCTGTGTGCCAACTGTCATAGAATAAGACATATACAATTGGATAAGGAGAACCATGAGTCGCGACAAGCAGAGTAAGACATACGTGAAGACAGTAGTGGTACCCATAGTTGGTAACCCTGCTACCTGTCCAACCTACTACTCACAGTATCCACTGGAGCCTAATAGCTTCTGTATATTCAATAAGCTCACCACTTGTGTATCAAACATCATCAAGTATGTCATGAGATACGCTGGTAAAAATGGGGTGCTTGACTTATACAAAGCAGCAGACTATGTCTTCATGTTGATTGAATCAGAGTATGGGACACAAGCTGTTAAAGATTATCATAAACGAAAGGGGAATCATTCATGAGTAAACGAACTGTAGTAATGGATGGTGACATCTTCTGCTATAAGGTGGCGCAGGCTACCATGAAAGAGGTTATGTTCGACGAGTATGTCATCTCTATTGGTGACAGTGCTGAGGCTAAGCTAGCCCTAGACAACTGGTTCACTAGTATCTACGATAAGCTCAATGCGGATGACATGATCGTCGCATTCACTGGTCCTAACAATTTTCGGAAAGAAATTTGGACCGAGTACAAGGAACATCGTAAGGAAAAGAAGCCTTACCTATTTAAAATCCTGAGAGACTGGTGTCTTACTAGGTACATGTGTGAGCTGCATGAAAACCTAGAAGCTGATGATGTACTGGGGCAATACATGAGTAAGTCTACTGAGTACGTTGGTGTATCAGAGGACAAGGACTTACAGACTGTACCCGGTATGCTATTCAACCCAGCCAAGGACAATATCGCCCGCAAGATTGAGGCTGGTGATGCTATCGAATACTTCTACACACAAGTGCTGACTGGTGATACCAGTGATGGGTACAAGGGTGTGCCTGGGGTAGGACCAGTTAAGGCAGCTAAGTACATTGGTCTGGCCAGAGCTGAGAGTGAGAGCGACTACGACTTCATTCAAAACGGGTGGGACACAGTGGTTAAGGTCTTCGAGAAGAACGGTATGACCTATCACGACGCTTGGCAGAATGCAAGTATGGCAAAGATACTATGGGTTGGGGAAGAGGGTAACTACCTCGGCTTTAGAATAGAAAACATTCAATCATATTGGAGAAAACATAATGCATCAAAGTAACCGACAAATGGTACTAGAGTTCACCGAGAAGATGGATCAGCCCGTTGGGTATGTAGTAGAGAAGACTCGACCAGAGCTGTACGGGTTCCGCCTCCAGCTGATTGAGGAAGAGATCAAGGAAATGGTCCAGGCCATGCAGGGACTCTGGGCTACTGTAGATAAAGGCAACAGTATTTCTGCCTACAAGGCCATGAAGTCCCACGTACTCAAGGAAATCTGTGATGTCATGTATGTACTGGAGGGCTTCTGTGTCACCTATGGTATGGACAGCACTGAAGCATTCAAGCGTATACACGAGTCCAACATGAGTAAGCTTGGGGACAAGGATGAAGATGGTAAGGTACAGAAGGGCGAGAATTATCAACCACCTAACTTACAGGACTTAGTCAATGATGAATCCGAGAATTATACACACGAGGGATCGGGCGCTAGTAGGAATGAAGGAACCTATGAAGAAGGTGTGGAAGGAGCAGGAATCAATAATGCTGGAGAAGATGACGGGGTCCTCGATGAGAAAGTTTAAAATAGTACGGTACACCGTTGAGCATAGTGTTCTGGAAGCAGAGAATAGGGAGGACGCGGCCCTCCTAATGAAGTATGGCCACCACCCAAGTATGTGGGAAAAGGCTACAGGCGAAACTCGATACGTACTTTTGGATGAGATTATAGAGGAGAAAGATGACAACAACTAGAGCTGAAGTAATAACAAAAAGAACCTACTGCCGTCCCAAGGATGATGGTCAGTTCGAGTCATGGGAGGAGGTAGTGACTCGGACCATCAGCCATCAAGCATGGCTCTGGGACAGGGCATTGGGCAAAGGATATGAAGCACCAGACTACCATGATGTCTGTAGTGAACTGGTGGAACTGAAACAACTGATGCTTGAAAGGAAGGTGAGCTTAAGTGGACGAACCCTATGGCTCGGTGGAACAGCAGTATCAAAGGCTCGTGAGTCAAGCCAGTTCAATTGTTCCTTTGCTCGCGCACAAACCGTTCATGATATGGTTGATATCTACTGGCTTCTACTCCAAGGTTGTGGAGTTGGCTTTTACCCAAGTATTGGAACTCTATCAGGATTTTCTAAATACATTCCCGAACTCAAAATAATCCCAGGTAAGGACAACCATACAAAAGGTAAGGAAGAATCAGATGAATCCTATGACTCTGAAACAAAAACTTGGACTATTGTTGTTGGGGATAGCGCTGAAGCATGGGCCAAGTCTATCGGTAAGCTCCTGGCCGGGAAGCATTCGGCAAAGACTTTGGTCCTGGATTTTTCCAGAATCAGAGGTGCGGGCTTTCGTCTATCAGGATACGGATGGCTCTCAGTTGGTTATTCCCCACTGGCTAATGCTCTCAGCCATATCTACGGGATACTTAATCGGAGGTCCGGACAGCTACTTACGGAGATTGATATCCTTGACATCATCAACCACATTGGTACCACTATCAGTACACGCCGATCTGCAGAGATTGCCGTACTTGACTATGGAAGCCCTAACTGGAAACATTTCGCAGGTGCGAAGTCTGATCTAGTAGCAAACCCACACAGAATGCAGAGTAATAACTCTCTGATCTTCTGGAACAAACCAACTAGAGGACAACTAGATGAGCTCTTTAGTATTATTGCAGACAGCGGAGGTAGTGAACCGGGTTTTATTAACGGAGAATCAGCTCGCAAACGAGCCCCGTGGTTCAAAGGAGTTAATCCTTGTGGAGAAATACTCCTGGGAGACAAAACGTTTTGCAACCTGGTTGAGGTCAACCTATCAGCTTTCAGGGAAAATCGAGCTGGTCTGGAACGAGCAGTGTGGCTTGTGGCTAGAGCCAACTACAGACAAACCTGTGTTGATCTTGATGACGGAATTCTACAAAGAACGTGGCATGAAAACAATCAGTTCCTTAGGCTCTGCGGAGTGGGACTCACTGGCATTGCTCTCTGCCCTGAAATTAGCCAGTATGACTACAGAACATTCTCGCGCGTGGCGACTCTTGGGGCTTATAGTATGGCTGACGAACTCGATCTGCCAAGACCGAAGAACGTTACCACCATTAAACCTTCGGGAACTCTATCTAAAATCATGGACACAACTGAGGGATGCCATTTCCCAAAGGGTAAATATATATTCAATAACATAAAGTTTGCCAATGATGATGAGATACTGCCTATCCTTAAGGCTGCTAACTACCAGGTGATCCCTGATCCCTACAGCCCTGGGACAAGCATTGTCAAGTTCCCCGTCAAGTGGGACGTGGATTTCCTGTATGACCATGAGTCAGCTATCGAACAACTTGAGCGTTACAGGATGCTGATGAATACTTATGTCGACCACAACTGCTCCATCACTGTGTCGTATGATGAGACAGAGATAGAAGGAATCAAGGAGTGGTTGTATACCTACTGGGATGAATTTGTTGGGGTTAGCTGGATGCCCAGGGTTAACCCAGAGATGACAGCAGAGGACCTTGGATTTCCATACCTTCCACAAGAGGTGGTGACCCAAGAGGTGTATGATGCTTACGTAGAAACCCTTGAAAACGTTGACTTATCAAGCATTAACGTCAAACATATTGAGGTAACAACTGAAGACGAATGTGATAATGGTGCC